TCAGAGAGCGGAGGGGGCGACCTTCGGGACGCTCAGGTCGTAGATGTCGAGCATGGACTCGTCGCGGTGGCCGCTGGCTTCCTGCTTGTCGGCCCGGGTACCAGGGGTGTCGGTGATGCCGCGGCGCTTGAGGTCGTGCAGGCCGAAGCGCTGCTCCGCCGTGATGACGCCGGCCGCGATGGCGTTACGCATGAAGCGGTTCCAGGCAGTGTCCAGGCCGGACTTGCCCAGCGGCCCGCCGTGGTCGGCGGTGATGATGAAGCGCTTCTCCGGGAGGACTGGCACCGCTGTGCCCCGGGCTTTCCACACCTGGGCGCGTCGCGCCTTGGCGGCATCCCAGGCGGCGCGCAGCCGCGGCGTCCAGGTGACCACGTTGTCGCGGCTGCCCTTGCGCCGGTTGGTGAGGATGCCCTCGGGCAGCTCGTTGGCGTCAGTGAGGGTGACGACCTCGATGCCGCGCAGCCGGCACAGGTAGGCCAGCTCCATGACGTAGCTCAGGTGCGGCGGTACCGCATCCTTCTGCCCGCGTTTCAGCTGGCCCAGCTCGCGGGCGCGGTCGATCAGGCGTTGCATCACTTCGAGCGACGGCAGGCGGCGCTGCTTGCGCTCTACCGGCGCCTCGATGCCCATGGCGGGGTTGCTGTCCAGATAGCCGCGGTTGCGGCCCCACTGCATCACCAGCCGCAGGTACCGCAGCGCGTGGGCAGCCTTCGACGGCGTGCCCTGGTCGGCGATCCGATCAATGAGCCGCTGGATCAGAGCCGGGGTGAACTTGCGCACGGCCAGCTCGCCGAGGGGCTTGCCGAGCTTGGTGGGAATGTTGACCAGGGCGTCGCGCGACCAGCTGTAGCTCTCCTGGGTCTTCGGAGCCAGCCGCTTGAACTTGGCGCTGTCGTGGTACTCGCGGCACAGGAAGTTGAGGCTCTCCCGGTCCACGCCGTTGCGCACCTCCATGATTCGGTGCAGCTCGCCAAGCGTGGCTGAGCTGTTGGCGATGTTCTGCCGGCGCTGCCGGCCGGCTTCGTCACGGTGCAGGGTGTACCAGCTGCCTTTGCCGCGATGATCAAAGAAAACGGCCGCTGGGATAGCGGCCTGGTCAATGTGCGGTGGGATGTGGGGGTTGTGCTTCCTTGCTCGCCTCATAGGATATCGACGCCGTACTGCTCCTGGTTCCTGGCTTTCAGCCCGCCGGCCTGGTTGATCAGATCCACCGTGGTCCACGGTCCGGTGCGGCCTCGGAACAGACGGATGCCCTGCTCGTGCAGGGCCCGCTCCACGTCGGCCCGGCGGGCGTAGCCGGTGATGCGCTTGAGGTCGTCGAAGGTCAACACACTGGAGGCTTCGCTCATGGGCGGGCCTCCAGTTTACTGCTGCTGGCCGGTGGCCATCGCCGAGAATTGCGACTCCGGCCTTCTCGCCTCGGTCCGTTAGCCATGTTGCCCTCCCAGCCACTCGCTACGGCAAGCCCACTGCCGGCGCATCTCCTCGATCAGCTTTGCTGCGCCGGCGGTGCCTCGATGTTTGGCGATCAGCGCGGTGAGGTCGCTGATGCGCTCTGTCGTGGTGTAGCCCTTGCGAAGCCAGGTTCTGGCCTCGCATTCGAGTAGCTGCCGTGAATCGGTACCGGCCCTCACGGCTGCTGCTCTAGCAACTTTCTGGCGGCGTCGACCATGCGTTGCCCGCTCGGCAGCAACATGTGCGGCATGAATACCTCTTCGAACGACATCAGCTGGCACTCCACAGCGGTGACCTGGGCCTTCACCCAGTCACGCAACATGCTGCATACAGCGATCTGAGCCACGTCCATCGCCCGCTGGCGGTACTCCGCCTCGGTGCATCGCATGCGGCTGCTATACGGATGCTCCCGAAGCCAGGCAGTCGCATATCCCCCCCAGTGGCCCGGTAGCGAAACCGTCCGACCGTTCCAGTCGAACTGAACCAGCGTCACCTGGTCCTTCGCCTTCTGCATGATTCCGTAGTTGTCGCAGCCAAAGCGGCTCAGAATTTTCTGAATCTCGGCGAAGGCCTTGTCTCCGGAGGTGGAGTTCTCATACGGCAGGGACATTGCTTTCCTCCTTCTTTACCGGGTTTCCGGGATGAACAAACAGCTCCACCCCGTTGCGCAGCAGATCCCGCTGGGTCTCGCGCAGCAGCGCCGGATCGAGGCCCAACTTGCGGGCCATGCCTTCTGCAGCCCAGCGGGCGCCCATGGTGTTGCTGGCGGTGCGCTTGTCGCCGCGCACGGTGGCCACGTAGGTGCCGGTGGTGAAACGGGTGCGGATTTCAACGGGCATAGCGGCGGCCTCCCTGGGCTTTCTTGGCGGTGAGGTTGCCCATGTAGCTGGCCCACTCGTCCTGCTTGCGCTGCTGGCGGATGCGGCTGCAGGCAGCGTGCTTGCGGGTGGAGCGGGCCTTGTTGCAGATGTCGCAGATGCTGGGCAGGTCCAGTCGGTGGCTGGCCATGGTTGGGCGGGTGCGGTTGGTCATTGGGCACCACCTTCGGCCTGGTGGCCGGGGTTGCCGTACTTCGCGGCGCCGCATTCGCAGCGGTACAGCCCGCGCTTGGTGATGCGACCGACACGGCCGTTCAGGTGGCTGGTCACGACGTTGCGGACGAAGGTCCAGCTGTGGCGTTTGCCGACGGTGCAGGGCTTCATGCGTCACCACCTTGCACGACCGGAGCGGCCTGTTGCAGCAAAGCCTTCATGTATTCAATCGCTTGAGTGGCGTCGTCATGGGAGTCGCAGAACACTTCGCGGGTCTGGTGCGCCGCACGGTTGACCGCGGCTTGCCAGTCTTCTGGCTCCTCGTCCGCGTCCCAGCCCTGCGCGCTGCGGCGCTCCATCAGGTCCAAAGCCTTGCGTGCTTTGGCGCTAAGTTCCGGGCCGATGCCACAGTCGCCGTCTGCCACGTAATTGACGAACTCCAGCAGGGCGTCGCCCGCAGCCAGCTCATGGCCGCGGGCCCAGCTAACGACCTCACCGCCATCGACGGTGTGGGGGATTTCCTTACCGAGCGCGCCACGGATAACGATCGTGTCGTAGCGCGGCGTGGTAGCCTGCTCAGCGCTGACTTCAGGGGTTTGTGCTTGCATGGTGCTTCTCCTTGGGTTGGTCTGGCCCTGGTGAGTTGCCGCTCACCGGGGCCTTCTTGTTTTTGGGGGGTGGGTTACCGAACGCGGATCTTCTTGCCGTCCTCGAGGACGTACAGGTTCACGTCTGCCAGGCGGTACTGGCCGCCCACACCGCCCTTGACGCAGTAGTCGCCCCCGCCGTCGTGGACGATGCGCACCTTGAAGGGGTAGCCGTAGCCGTTGGAGCGACACAGCGCAGCTTGGCCGGCGTACTTGCTGGACTTCTTGATCTCGGCGTAGAGCTGCTGGCCCTCCTTGCGGCCGTGCTCGCCATGCGCGGCCTCGAATGCCTCCCAGGCGCGCTGGGTCAGGGCATCAGCAAACGCGGTGTCCTGATCGTTGCGATCGACCGACCAGCCCTTCTCCTTGGCCAGATCCTCGAAGGTGAACAGCAGGTCGAGGTCTCGAAGTTTTTGGCTCACTTGCATGGTGCTGTTCCTCAGTTCGCCACAACGGCGTGGATGGTCAGTTCGGCCGGCAGCCGCGGCTGCAGGGCTGTCAGGCGATCGATCTGCTCCTCGCTGCACTCGTCGATGCAGATGACCCTGGCGCCGCGGCCGATGCGGTGGCGCACGAGCAGCTCCAGGTCGGCAAGGTCGTAGGCGTTGCCGTGGATGATCTGGTACTCGTCCTGCCCGGCCTCGCGGGCTTTCTGCCGCAGGCGGATGGTCTTGCCGGTCATCGGGGCGCCGCGTTCTACGTTCAGTTGCATGGTGCTTCTCCTTGGTAAGGCCCAGGCGTTGCCGCGCCTGGGCGCTGGGGTTAGCGGGCCGCCAGGGCCAGCAGGTTGGGGGCGAGGTAGCCGGCCGCGAGCAGTACCGCCAGGGTCACGCCGCTGCCCAGCAGGGTGAGCAGGGTTTCGCGGCGGCTGGGGCTGTAGAGGTCGTCGTTGTCGTTCATTGGCATGGTGCTTCTCCTTGGGTTGGTACCGGCGTTGCCGCGCCGGCGGGTCAAACGAGCTGGAACAGCCAGCAACGGACGGTCTTGGCGGTGTTCATCCCGTCGGTGGCGATGTTCGAGTTGATGGGCTTGTTGGTCTCGATGAACTTCGGCGACTTGCTGGTCTTGAGCAGGCGCTTGAGCTCGCTGAGGTTCGGGAGCTGCTGCCGCTTGTTGGCCGCCATCTCGACGAACTCGTTGAGGTTGATGGCGAAGAAGGCCGACTTGCGGGAGTGGTTCAGCCGGCCGCCGGGTTCGTTCAGAGGGCCATTGAGGAACTCGACCATGTCCCAGAATTCGCGCACGAGCGGGTGGTCAGCATTGATGGCCTGCTGCCGCTCCTGTGCCATGCGCTCCACCTCGGCGTGCACCTGGGCCGCGCGCTCGTCGCTGAGCGGCACGACCAGCTGCAGGGCGTCGACCAGGCTGCGCAGCTGGGCGTGGTTCTTGGCGATCCGCACGGTGCGGATGCCCGGCAGCGCCAGGAGCTGCTGCTCGTAGCCGGACGTGCGCTCGTCCAGGAGCTTGATGACCTGCGCCTCGGGCTTGAGCGCCTTGACCATGAAGCCGCTGAGCTGCTCGACCGGCATGCGCTCCAGGCGCTCGGCATGGAGCTTGGTTTCCGGGGTCTGGTGCTCGCGGGTCAGGTGTACATGGCCCAGGCGCTGGAGGATCGGCTCGGAGGCGTTGACGGCGTTGTTCTGCGCGATCAGCAGGGCGCCGCGGAACGGCGGTTCGCGGGTGTCGTTGCCGTTGTTCTTCACACCGGTGGAGCGAACGCTGCGGCCGTTGTAGGCGGTCTTGAGTTCGTCCCAGTCGAAGTGCTTCACCGGCGCGCCTTCCTTCTGCTCGCGCTCGGACTCGATCAGCACCACCGGCAGGTTGCCCACCTGGGCGAAGTTGCGCGCGCGGCTGGCCGGGGTCGCCTTGGACGGGTCGAAGCCCTCGTATTCGGTGCGTCCGGTGAGTTTCCAGAGCAGCTCCACCAGGGTGGTCTTGCCCGCGCCGGCCTCGCCGATCAGCTCCAGGAACAGGTAGGACTTGTGCAGCTGGCGGATCTGCTCGGCGTACAGCGCGCCCAGCCACCAGGCCAGCACCACCACGCCGCGCACGCCAAAGCAGCGCCAGAACAGGTCGAACCACTCTTCGTCGTAGTCGGCCAGGTCGGCATTGATGTGGAGCACTGGCGACAGGCTCTGCGACTTGATGCTCAGGGAGCCGACGTCGAAGAAGTCCTCCTCGTTGAGCTTGTGCACCTTGCCGCCGGCGATCGCCAGATCGTTGAACACATAGACGCCGTGCTCGCGGGTGTAGCCGATCCAGTCGATGGTGTTGACGGTCTTGAGGCTGTCGAGCTGGTAGCCAAGCATGCGCTCCAGCTGCTGCGGGGTGCCGGTGAACATGGCCCCGTTGCAGACGTTGAGCAGGCGCTTCTTGAACTCCGGCGCCGAGGCGATCTGCGCCGCGGTGAAGGTGCTCTTGATGGTCGGCGCTTCGGGCCGCTCGACACGGAAGTAGTACCAGGCCTCGTCGGTGACCTCGTTGCGCATGTAGTACAGCGCGTCGAAGTAGCAGTTGGCGATGCGCACCACGGCGGCGCTCTGGCGCAGGGCCTTGTCCCGGCGCTGCTTGTCGTTGAGCAGCTGGTCGTCGTGGTGCTCGGAGCCGTCAAGCTCGCGGGCGGTGCGCTCGTACTTCTCCATGTCCAGGTTGAACCAGTACAGGCGCGAGCGGTACGTGAAGTGGAATTCCTTGCGCTCGTCCCATTCGTACATCAGCAGGCCCTTTTCCTCGGCCGACTCGGCCAGCAGTAGCGCGCCCTCGTGGCGGGCCTCGGCCATGTCCAGCTCGATGCGCTTGGCGCGCTCTTCGTCGCCGTCGATAAAGGCCCAGCGCTGGTGCAGGTCGTTCCAGTCGACCTTCTTGGCACCGCGCTGCGGGATGACAGCCGCCTCGCACTTGAAGCCAAGGGCGCGGGCCTCCTTCGCCCAGCGGCGCATGTTGGCCTTGGCTACCGGCTCGTTATCCAGCGCCCAGACCAGCCGCGGCAGGCGCTTGTCCGCCTCATGGCAGGCGTTCTTGAGCGCCTTGAGCGATTGCTCGGGCAGCGGCGCGCTGCTCATCATCGAGACGGCAGCGACGTCGTGGTGCAGCAGGGCAATGGCGTCGAAGATGCCCTCGACGATGTACAGCTCCTCGACCTCGACCAGGTTGAGCGACGGCGGGCACCACCAGACGCCCTTGTAGCTTTCGCCCGGCTTGAAGCGGGCCTTCTGCTTGCCGAAGCGCTCCGGCCGGTCGATCAGCCGTTCCCAGTAGCCGCCCTTGTCCAGGGGGAAGCGCACCGTCGCGCTGCCGGCGTTGATGTCGCGGCTCCAGTAGTTCTCCTGGCTGTACCAGCCGGCGATCAGCTCCAGGCGAAAGCCGCGGGCGAACTGGAGGTAGGCGCTGGCCGTGGCCATCGGGTCTTGGGCGGTGGCCGGAGCGGTCTTGCTCCAGTCGTTGAACAGATCGTCGTAAAGCTCTTTGACGTGGACGCGGTGGCCACACTTCTCCGGACGGCCGCAGATCAGCATCCATGGCGAGTCGTGGAAGGTGTAGAGGGTCTTCTTGCCGCAGTTGTGCGCCGGGCATTTGCCCTTGCGCATGTAGTTGGTGCCGGCCATGTGCTGGAGGCCGAAGTCGCGCTCGATGCGGCGCAGCACCTCGGCCCGTAGGGTTTCTTTCATCTGCATGGTGTGGCTGGCCTTACTGGTTGGCGCCGAGGGCGGCTTTCAGCGCCCCGATGGTGCGTTTGTGGCCGGCGAGGGCCGGATAGTCATCGAGGATGCGGCGGCTGCGCAGGAACTCCGGCACGGTGCGGTAGCGATCGTCGTACCAGTGCTCGGTCAGGCCACGGCGCAGCTCGCAGCGCAGGCTGCTGAGCAGGGCCTCGGCTACGGGTTTGGGCATGTCCAGCTGGATGGCAATGGCTTGTTGCATGGCGGCAACCTCGAATTTCGGGTGCAACTTCCCCAAACCCGCTGGCAGGCGGGTCTGGGTAACGGTGATTCAGGGGGTAGTGGTCAGTGCGCGGCTGCTGCAGCCGGCAGTGCCACGGGTGGCTGCAAGCGCAGTGGCAGGTAGCGGGTGGGGATGAAGGCCCGTTCCCCGGTGCGTACCAGCACCAGGCACAGCCGGGTCTCATCACCGAGGCCGCGATCGATACCCACGCGGGACGAGATTTCGGTCATCGCCAGGTGGACCAGCCGCGGTGCCATGAACGCAGGTACGTCCAGGCCTTGAACCAAATAGCGGCACGCGCGGTCATACAGGCGCTCATCGTCGGCAAGGTGCTCATCCTGATGGCGCAGGAGGTAGGCCTTGGCGGCGGCCTGCATGCTGCTGCGGTAATCCTTGGCAGAGGGTTCGCGGTTCATGCGTGTGCTTCCTTGAGTGGCTGATCGAACAGATCGGGTTGATCGGATGCAGGCCGGCTGTCACGCAACGCCTGCATTTTCGCCACGGATGGCGCAATCGGCAGCACCACCCTCGGCTTGTCCATGCCCGAGGTATTGATCTGGTAGTCCCAGCTCATCGAGCCCGTGAGCACCAGGCCGCAGGCCAGGTTCATGCACTGGCCGTAGATGGTGCGGAATGTCGGTGTTTGCCCCTCGGAGTTGCGAATGCGCATCCGCTCTCCGCATGCGGGGCAAACCAGTTTGTAAACGCTCAAATCCCTTCCCCCCCGGCCGTGGCAGCGGCCGTACAGCACTATTTTTTGTCGTTGCAGGTATGCAGAACGATGACTGCCGCTATCTCCGCGTGGCGGGCGGAGACGTAGCGGCGGTGGGCATCGAGGATGGCGTTGGCTTCGCCTTCGTCGATCGCGCCGTCCTCCAGGGCCTTGGCGATGATCAGGTCCACCCGGCCGCGGCGCTTCGCGGTGTCGACGGCGCGGTGGTAGAGCTCCATGTTGTCCAGCTCCTCGGCGGCTGGCATCGGGACGAACACACCGCCGTACTGGGCGGCGATGTACTCGGGCAGGTAGGCCGTGCCGATCTGCTGCTCGAGCAGCAGGATCTGCTCGTCGGTCAGCGGGCGGTGGCCGGCGCTCTCGTAGGCGTGGTTGTCGAACTTCTTGATTTCCAGGCCCAGGCGGGCCGCGGCGCAGTCACGGCCGCCGGGGTAAGCGGCGATGATGGCGCTGACCACCTTGCGCCGGCTGTCGAGGATCGCGTGCTTCATCTTCTCGTTTCTCGCCTTGGGGTTTGCCATTACTTTGGAATCACTGCGAAGTCAGTCTTGCGGCGCCCGTAACGCGGCGCGTCGCCGGCTACTACGCCTTCCTTGATGCCGAGCAGAACGGCAGCGCGGTGGGCTTCACCGCGCAGGCACTTCTTCTGCCCGTTGAGCACGGCGTAAACCGTGGACGGGCTGATGTCGTTCTGTTCGGCCCATTCCTTGGCGGTCAGGCCGAGCTTGCTGAGGCGTTCACGCGCAGCGTTGCGCGCTTGCTCGCTGGGGTATCCGTTCGGCATAGTTCAAATTCGTGTGATTTCGTGTGATGTGATGGTGATGATGGTCCCAGATATAGGGATTGTCAACGCCTGAGGTCCAACTTTTATGACCATAGGCGAACGCCTGAAAGAGGAACGCAACCGTGTTGGTGCAAACCAAACGGTTTTTGCGGAGCAATGCGGTGTCACCAAGAACACTCAGCTGGCTTACGAGAAGGGCGAGCGCAGCCCAGATGCCAACTACTTGTCGGCAGCGTCCGCCGCCGGAATCGACGTGCTGTATGTAGTGACCGGTGAACGCAAGCCGCAGCCTGCTGACAGCATCAGCGCGCGCGAAGCCAAGCTGCTGGGCTTCTTCCGGCAGTTGCCCGAGAACGAACAAGTCAACCTGGTACGCACGGCGTCGGCGCTCGCTCTGACGCTCGACCTCGGCGTTTGAAACCCCGCCTCGGGAGCGCTCTGGCGCTGCCGAAACCCCATGCTCAAGGAGTGATGCAATGACCCTAGCTGCCTGCAAAGACTGCGCGGCCCAGATTTCCAACGACGCCGAGGCCTGCCCCCAGTGCGGTGCGCACAACGGCGCAGCGTTCAAGGCGCGGCGCATAAGCGGCCTGATCTACCTGGGCCTGATCGGCCTGGCGTTCTACTGGGTATGGGGCCTGATGACCCCGAGCCCAGCGCCGAAAAGCGAAACGGCGATCGCGTACACCATCACCAAGGACGAGCAGCGGCCACAGTCGCCGCGCAAGGTCGAAGTGCTGCTGCCGCGACGCCTGTCTGACGCGGAGCTGGCGGAAGTCTCCGCAGCCGTGCGCGATGCCGCCGAGGCGTCACCCGAGAAGACATTCATCGGCTACCGGGTGGATGGCCAGACGGAGAGCGCCTACTGGGCCAACGCCAGCTTCGACCCGGCCTACAAAGCAAACGTGATCGGCCTGTCGGCCGAGGGCTACCAGACGTTGGCCAACCTCGATCTCAGCGGTTACCCGGAAGTGCTCGGGCGCTGGTTGCGTGATGGCGCCCTGGGCCACGCCATGGTGCTGTACAAGCAGGACGGCCAGTACGCCATCGACTCCTACTTCCAGGACGGCAGCAAGGGTACCGAGATCTACCAGTCCAAGCCGCTGCCGGACGGCGATCTGCGCCTGGAGCAGCCCAACGATTTTGGCGAGTTCTACGTCGTGAAGAAAGACGGCGCCCTGGAGGGCTGGAGCGAGAACGGCCGGTACCTGACGCTGCCGAAACAGCCATAACCGAACCAGTCGCCCGAGAAGGCCGACGCAACACACACGGATCTCAGAATTAAGCGCTCGGTTGATATAGCGCTGAGAGGATGCCCGAGATGCTTAAGGATTACGCATGACACCGTTTGACCTTATTTCCGCGCTGTATGAAAGAAATGTCTCCTTCGTTACATTTCGCAATGCACTGAAGTCCGAGGAATTACCTACCTCTACGGGGTGGGAGGAGACCATAAAAAAGCTGGAGCCTATTGAGCGTGCCCATGACACCAAAGAAGCTTTTGCGGCCTCTATTCAAAAGATTCACGCGGATCTAACTCTCTACTGCGACAAAGCATTGAGAAGTTACAATCTTGAAGAAGATGTCGCGTACGCCTTATATGCTGCTCTTTCGGATGGTTTCGTAGAAGCCGACTCGCCATATGCTGAGGGCTTCCCGGCGCCTCTTAATCGCGAGCAACTTATTAGCGCTCCGCTCGATATATCGTGCGTTGCATCCTGGCCATTTGAGGGCGGGGAAAACTACCTATTCTGCTCGAAAATGTACCTGACAGAGAGGTCTGAAATTCCGGCGGACTCGCTAGCCGATGAGGCCAGGGAAAGCCTCGGAACATTCGATTTCTTAGTTGGTGTCCGTAGGACACCTGTCCAGCTTTATGACTCTGTATGTGTGACTTTTTCTGAGCCTCGGCTTGAAATTCGCCTTGATGGCATCAAGCGATTTAATTCCGATGAAACTGAAAAGCGGCTGCGACGTATATTGCAGATAATTAAAAAACGATACCGCGAAGTTACTGGACAGCAACTCACGTTGCCAGCGCCGCGTAATTTTTTTCCGGCGCTTCAAGATTTGTATGCTAAACCTGACGGCGTTATTGGCGAGTTAGGTCATCTGACTGATGCGGCTGGCATCTACAAAGAAAAGATGAGACACAAGGCTAGAGATGTGCGCGCCGATCCATACCATAACGGTGGCGCAGAGGCGGTAGTAGACTTAAATATCTTCAGCATCTCTAAACATTGGTCGTCGCCATCTGGACATGGTTACCCGGAGGTCGCTATTCCCGCCCACTTTGCCGTTGCAAGTGAACAAGACCCCAAAATAACGGTCATACATGTGCTAAATTGCGCTTCTAAAGAAGACTACGATTTTGTGATGGAAAAGGTGATCTGCGAAGAATGAGCAAAGACAGCGTGTTCGGCTTGTTGCATGAGGATTGCTCCGGCGAAATGCTGGAAGCATCTCTGCGCTTGGCTGATTACGTATTCTCTAATCATTCCGATATACATCACTTGACGTTTAAAAGACTCGGTCAGATCGCAAATTCAAATGACCCGCGATTGGTGCTTTCGCTTGTTCAGTATTTGACTGGTTCGAAAGTGCAACTGTTGGATGCTAGATTCGAGTTGATAGTGGATGACCGCATCTCGATTATTGATGATGAAGACTTGGCTGAGGCCGAGCGCACTAATGTCCTGAACGATCCTGAAACTGGAGAGCCAGTTCAGGACTACAAAAGCAAAGTGTTTCCATATTTTGTCCCCGGTAGAGCTGTAACTGGGGGAAGTCTTTGATGTCTAAAACGCTTGGCGAATATTCGCTTAATGATATCGCAGCTATTGGTCAGCATATCCCGGGCGTTGGGAATTGGCCCCGCAGGCTCCTCGCTAATTCGTATGAAGATTTCGTGCAGGTCCTCTACGATGACATTGACAGCATTGTGGCTGAGCTGCAGCTTAACCCAGAACTGGTAGCGGATGATGGCGAAGACCGCCTTTCCGTAGAGCTTAAGCGTACCCTTAAACATATGGGATATATCGCCACGCATGACGAAAAAATCGGTGGTCACTCGGATATTGTAGTTAAGAATAGTAGAAACTTCTTGTGGATTGGTGAGGCGAAGGTTCATTCGTCGTATGACTATCTCTATCAAGGATTTCAGCAGTTAACTACGCGTTATAGTACGGGCGATAAAAACCAAGATCGTGGCGGAATGCTTATTTATATCCGTACTATGGATGCTGCGGGCGTGATCGCTCAATGGCGCGAGCATCTTCGCAGTAAAGAACTGATCGATTATTCTGAAGCGGATTGTGCAACCAGAGCGGCTTTTACTTTTTTCACGACCCATAAACATGAACGATCCGGACAACCCTTCCACGTTAGGCATGTCGGTATTATTCTCGGGTTTGATCCTAAGGACCGCCGGAAAAGGCATGCAAAGAAAGGTTCTGTAGCGAAAGCGGATTGATTTCACCCTCGCGTCAGCGGCTCGAAAAAAAACACCGTATCTTCAGATTATGTTAGCCCGCCGCCATCTGTGCCTTCAAAAGTGACTTTCGGATGCAAACGCTGGGCGCTTTTCATATCTCGCGTCGAAGCTAAGGTCATGACTCACTGCCATTAACGGAGTATGCAGATGAGTTGCGAGGTAGCTGTTGCGGTTGCGTCAGAGATCAACGGGGCGAGCGTGCCCGAGCCTGTGGCGCTGACGGCCGAGGAATGGATGATCGTCCGGTTCTACCGTGGCCTTGATGAGCATGACCAAGCCTGGATGCGGCGGATGCTCTCTGCCCTGGCGGCGCGACCGAAACCTGACTGATATGAGAAGGCCCCTTTACGGGGCCTTTTGCGATTCCTGCAACCGCTTCCACTCCCGATCCACTGCCCGCTGGGCATTGGCCTTGCTCGCGTAGAGGTGCGTCAGGCGCTTGGGCTTGGTCTGGTCGCCAGCGGTGAGTTTCTTCTGCTCGCCCGTTTTCTCCTCCCGGTACCAGGCGACGACCCCGGTGTAGTCGCCGTCGTGGTCGGCCAGCAGATCCACGTCATCGCCGTCGGGCAGCTTAGACTCCAGCTCCAGGCTGGTGGTGTAGCTGTCCGGCGTGAAGCTGTGGCGCAGATTGCCGCCCAGCCAGACGATGGCCGCGATCTCGGCCTTGACGCCGAGCAGGCTGTAGGTCTGGTCGGGGGTCAACTCCGGGCGCCCTTTGGCCAGCATGTAGCTGAGCGTGGCGGTCCCGCGCTGCAGGCGGCCCCACTCGGCGCGGGCGGCGCGCAGGGCGCTGGCCTGGTCGGTGTAGCTGTGGCGCAGCTCCTTGAGGTTGTCGCCGCCGCCGGCGATGGCCTCCTTCTTCTCCGCGCTGTTGATCTCGTAGTAGTACGCCTTGACGCCGGTATAGCTGTCGCGGTCGGCCTGCAGGAAGCGGTGCTGGTCGCCGTCGGCCCGCGTGAGGGTGACGTGGGGCAGGCTCAGGCCGCTGGCGGTGGTGCTCTTGCCGGCCGGCATGAACAGCAGGCGCCCGGCCTTCACGGTGCTGATGGCGTCGTGCTGCAGGCCCAGGCGGCTGAGCAGGTTGGCGTCGCTCTCGTTGGCCTGGTCCAGGTGCAGCAGCTCGATGGCCGCCAGGATGGGGCTGACCACGGGCGCAAGGCCATGAGCGGAGGCGATCGAGGCGATGATCGCGCCGAGGGTTGCACCGTTCCAGCTGCGTTCGCGCTTGACCTTGAGCCCGCCGCGCAGGTCCGCGCTGCGGGCGCGGATGCTGAGCACGTCCGGCGCGCCGCTGTGTTCGGTTTCGTCGACGGTGTAGCTGCCCTTGTCGACCAGGCCGGTATCGCTCCAGCCCAGCCACAGCCGCACGGTGGCGCCCCTGGGCGGGATGGCCAGCAGGCCGTCGTGGTCGCTGAGGGTGATGTCGAGCTGGTCGGCCTCCATGCCGCGGTTGTCGGTCAGCTCGATGCTGACCAGGCGCTGCTCGATGTCGAGGGTGATGTCGCGGCCGTTGACCATCACGCGGCAGATCGGCTTGGGGTAGGACGTCGCCTCGCGGTAGCGGTTGGCCGCGTCACCGAGCAGCGCGCCGGCTTGGCTGAGCAGGCTCACAGCAGCCCCCGCAGGATGCCGCCGATGCTGCCGGTGAGGCTGCCCAGCAGGTCGACGCGGCCGTCATCGATGCGGCTCAGTTTGAGGTTGAACTCGATGCGGCGCGCGGCGCCGTCACGGAAGAACAGCGTTCGCGTCTCGCTGAGCGACTCGATCACCCACAGGCCGAAGATCCGGCCGTCACCTTGCACCAGGGGCCAGGCTTTGCCGGTGTCGGCCATCGTGCGCAGGGTGTCGAGGCTGAGGGGGCTACCAGCCAGCGCCGGCAGCAGTACGCCGGGCAGGGTGATGCTGTCCTCACCGCGGCCCAGGTACTGGCGCGCCGGGTTGGTGCCGATGCGGCTGGTGGAGCCGTGGCGCCAGTCCGTCTGCCGTTGGAACTCCTGGTAGGCCAGGGTCTCCAGGCTGAACACGAACATGCCGAGGGCCATCATCATGGGGTGTTACTCCTGATCGCCAAGGGCCGAACGCACGCGGGCAGCCTTGCCGCGCTCGCGCTCGTCCAGCAGCTGGTTGAACATCTGGCGCAGGCCTGCGGTGTCGGTACCGGGCGCCGCGTGGATGGTGATCTGGTAGGTGTCGCCCTGGACGACCATGGGCGCGCTGCTCGCTGCGGCGGATAGCGGCGGGCGGTTGTCCATGGCCATCGCCGGGCCGCTCATGCCGAAGCTGACTGCGCCGGCGGCTGCCAGCTGTTTGGCCATGGCGGTGACGGCGCCCAGCGGGCCGCCCTGGCCGCCCACCAGCCCCTGCTCCAGGCCCTGCATGGTGAAACCGCCCAGCTCGGCGAACACGCGCGACGGCGAGTGGATGCCCAGCTTCTCCTTGAACCAGCCGACGGTGCTGTCGCCGACGCCGCTGATGGCGGCCTTGACGGCGCCGAGCTTGTTCTTGATGCCGTTGACCAGCCCGTCCAGGATCATGCCGCCGAAGTCGGAGAACTTGGCCGGTAGCTCGACGCCGAAGTAGCCCATCAGGCCGGCGAAGGCGCGGTAGAACAGGCCCAGCGGGGAGAAGTTGAGGATCAGCGTGGCGATGCCACCGAGGCCGCCGGCGAAGCCCTGCTTGATCTCCGCCCACAGGCCCAGGAAGAACGCCTTGACCGGCTCCCAGTTCCGGTAGATCAGGTAAGCCGCCGCAGCGATGGCCGTCACGGCCACCCCGATGGGGTTCATCATCAGCGCTCGGCCGATGAACAGGATTGCCTTGCCCACCATCGGCAGCACGGCCTTGCCCAGGTTGAGCAGAACGGTACCCAGGCTCGCGCCCTTGATGCCGAACAGCGTCAGCGCGTAGCGCGCCATGGCGAACGGGCCGAGGAAGCTGGCCAGGCCCAGGGTGACGGCGCCGAAGCCAGCCGCCAGTGCTGCCACGCCGGCCACGGTCTTGATGATCTGCCCGGCGAGCTCCGGGTTGGCCTTGACCCAGTCGGTCACCCGGCCGATCACGCTGTTGAAACTCTCGAACAGCTCCACCAGCGTGGGGCGCAGGGTTTCGCCCAAGGTCGCCGAGAGGTTGAAGGCGCGGTTCTTGGCCATGTCCATGCGGGCCGACAGCAGCTCGGCACGGATGTCCGCTTCGCGCTGCATGGAGCCCGCGCCGGCGGTGGAGTTGGCCATGTCCAGCTGACGCCGGTACTCGCCGATGTTCTGGGCCAGCTTGGCGGCGTCGTCGCCGAACTCCTTGCCGAACAGCTGCGTCGTGACGCCGAGCTGCTCGGCCTTGGGCAGCTTGTTGATGGCGTCCAGGACCTGCTGCAGCGTGCCCGTTGCATTCTCGGCCATGCCGCTCTGCAGCGCCTCGGCCTCGAGCCCGAGCGCCTTGAGCCCTGCCTGGAAGCGCTTGGGCTGCTGGGTGGCGATCGCCAGCTCGCGGATCATCGCGTTGGTGGCGGTGCCGGCCACCTCGGCGGTGGCGCCCAGGGTGAGGAAGGTGGAGCCCAGGGCGGCGGCGTCCTTGTAGCTCATGCCCACCGAGGCAGTGACGCCCGCGGTGCGCTGCAGTACCTCGATGATGTCCGCGCCCTTCGACTTGGCGTTGTCGTCCAGGTAGTTGATGGCGTCGCCCAGCTGGCTGACGTTCTGGATCGGGATCTTGTACAGGTCGGCGATGCGTGCAAGGTTCTCGCCGATCTGGTCGGCCGGCAGCTCGAACGCGGTGGCGGCATTGGCGGCCACCTCGGCGAACGCCAGCAGGTTGTCCTTGCCGGACACCCCCATGCGCGCCGCGCCTTCCACCAGGGCGGCGATCTCGGTGGTGGCCATGGGGATGCGCTCGGCCATGGCCTTGATGGCGTCTGCCATCTCGAAGTAGGTGCTGGTGAGCTGCCCGTTGCCGTCGCGCGCGCCTTCCACCTGCTTGGCCACGCCGGCCATGGCGTCCTCGAAGCCCATGTAGCTCTTCACGGTGCTGAGCACCGGAACGCCCATGGCGGCCCCTGCCGCGGCAGAGCCTGCACCGGCGCCGGCCATGCTGCCGGCGAGCTGCTGCGTCTTGTCGTACTGCGCCCGGGCCATTGCGAGCTGCTTGGTCTGCGCGGTCAGGCGCTGCATGCGCCGGCCCTGCTCGGTGATGGTCTGGTTGGTTTGCTCGATGCGTTGGCGCAGGTCGCGCTCGTGCTGGCTGAGATTGCGCGTGCTGATGCCGGCGGCACCGAGCTTGTTGCGCAGGCCCTGGAGCTGCACCTGTTGTTCCTGGTGCTGCCGCTTGAGGGCGGTGGCTTCGCGGATGGCGCCCTTGAGGTCGCGGGTCATCTGCCGGGTGGGCACGCCAGTGGCAGCCAGGTCTTTGCCGAGAGCCTTCACGCGCTCGCGGGCGGCCTGCAGGGCGGTTTCGGTCTGCTCGCTCGCGGCGCGCAGGGTGCGCCAGCTGCTGACGTCGCGCTGCTGCGCTTGCAGCGTCTTGAGCTGGTCGCGGGAGTCCTTGAGGGCGCGGCCGAGGCCGACGCTCCCCTGGGTGATGGCGCGGATCGGCCGGGTGGCTCGGTCAATGGCCTGGAGGATCACCTCCATTTTCAAGTCATTGGCCATGCTTCAGCTCCCAGCGTGTTCTGGCCCGCTCGCGCCATTCGATCAGATCAGAAAGGGCCAGCGGGTCCATGTCCGCCGGCGCCCAGTGAAAGACCACGGCCAGGTCGGCCATGGCGTCTTCTACGCAACGAGGGCAGCTTCCTTCGCCGACTTCTGCAGCAAAAAACCGGACACCGCGACGCCGCAGGCCATCAGGTCGGCCGGGTCCATGGCGCCGATCTCGTGATCGGTGAGGTTGGGGGTGCTGATGCGCGGCAGCACCTTGCGCAGGGCGAGGACGTCCATCTGCACCAGGTCGACCAGGGTGACGCCGCGCAGCTCGCCGCTCATGGGCTTGCGCAGGGTGATGGTGTCGTGGGAGGTCTCGCCGCGCTTGATCGGCGTGTCGAGGGTGATGACGGCCTCGTTGGGGTTCTTGGGCTTTTCGGCGGTGGTCTCGGTGGTTTCCATGGGGTTGCTCCTTGGTTGCGTTGTGGCCGCCAGCAGGGGCGCTGCTGACGGGTTGCGGAAAGGGGGGCGCTGGCTGTGCACGGCTTAGATGCCGAGGGCCTTGCGGTGCTCGGCCAGGCGGTCTTCACCGTCGACGATGTAGACGAAGTTGAGCAGGTCGATCTCGATGAGGACCTCACCGTCGACGCTGAGCTTGTAGTAGGTCAGGGCGGTGGTGATCTTGTGCTCGGTGTCTTCGCCGGGCTCGGCGTCGCCGAAGTCGATCTCTTCATGCCGGCCGCGGGTGACGATCTCCACGGCGCTGACTTCGCCGGTGTCGTCGCGCTGCACCGAGCCGGAGAAGCGCAGCTGCACGCCGTCGACCCGGGTGGCGCCGAACTGGCGCACGGCGATCAGATCCCAGCCGCCGAGGGTCCACTCCAGCTGCAGGCCGTCGTCGCTGTGGCCCATGTCGACCTTGACCGGGCCGTCCATGCCGCCGCCCCGGTAGGCCTCCAGCTTGCGACCGAGAACCGGCAGGGTGACGGCTTTGGCGATGCCGAGGTAGCTGTTGCCGTCGTTGAACAGATTGAGGTGCTTGAGTTTCTTGGGCAGGGCCATGGTCGGGCTCTCCTACGGCGCGGCCGGGGCCGCGCGGGTCAATGGGGTCAGGCGGTGATGCCGGCGGCGAAGTCGATCAGGTAGCGGTCGGTGATGCGCTGGCGCAGCAGGAGGTTCTCCAGCGGCGGCACGGGGGTGTAGTCGTAGTCCAGGAACAGCTTGCCGGCCTTGAGGGTGTCCTTGTCGTTGGCCGCCTCATCGAACCAGCACTGGCCGTCGATGATGTAGCCGCCGCGCTTGAGCTCGCGGAACTTGGCGTTGATGCCCTCGACGATGTCGCGTACCAGCGAGGCGTGCATGGGCTTATCCACCGCCCAGAAGTGCCCCTCGGCCATGGTGTCTGCCAGCACCTGGGCGGTGCGGGTGTAGTTCTCGAAGGCGAACAGCGGGTCGGCGCTGCAGGTGCGCGAGCCCCAGAAGCGGAAGCCGTCACGGCGGATCAGCGTGGTGACCTCGTCGGCATTGAGCAGGCCGGCGTCGGTAGCGGGATTCTGCAGGTCGAAGTAGATGTCCTTGCTCAGGCCCGACACGCCGTTGACCGGCACGTTGGACAGGGTCTTGTGCCAGCCGACCTGCTCGTCCAGCTTGGCGCGCAGGCCCAGGGCGCGGGCGATGGCGCTGGCCGGTGCGTTGGCGTTCGCGGTGGTGTCCCAGGAGACGAAGTCCGGCCAGATGAGCATCAGTTCACGCGCACCGAAGCCGGCGCGGTAGGCCAGGGCCTCGGATACGGTCTCGCAGCCGTAGGCGTTGGCGTAGGCGAAGCCGCGTAGCTTCTCGGAGATCGCCACCAGCTCAGTGGTGACCGCCAGCGAATCGAGCCCAGGCACGCCGAGGATGCGCGGTTTGACGCCGAGCTGGGCCTCAGCGGCAAGCAGCGCCTTCATGCCCTGGTATTCGCCGGACGCGCTCACGCCGCCGATGATGTTGCTGGTGGTCTCGGCCTCGGTGGCGCCCTCTTCCACGCGCACCACGACGGTGACGGGCGATGCCTGGTCCGCGATGGCATCCAGGCTACGCGCCAAGGTGCCTTGCTCGCCGGCGGAACCGGAGGCGGTGAGCACGTCAGTGAGCAGTACGGGCTTGTTGAGGGGGAACTTGACCGCATCGGCATCGGACGCGGTGCAGACCATGCCCACCACGGCGGTGGAAACGGTGCGAATGGGGCGCGTGCCCTCGTTGATTTCGAGGACGCGGACGCCGTGATGGTAATCGGTCGACATGCGGGAGGCTCCTGCGGGGCGTATGCCTGATCAGTGAGCCTTGAGGGTGACGCGCGCGCGCAAGGGGCGCGAGCAGCGGGCTGTGTAGCGGTGGGGGTTACAGCGCGGACAAAAAATGCCCCGCCGAAGCGGGGCCAAGTCCTGGTTTGTTGCGGCTAGATTTCAGGGCAGCTCGTGCGGCTCGGCCGAGGTGCCGAGGATCTGCTGGGCGCGCTCTGGTGTGATGAGCACTTGCTCGGCCAGGTAGTTGATGCCGGCGACGGTTTCGATGTGCTGCAGGTCGATGTGCTGCGCGGCCTGGACGAGCGACAGCCAGTCGTCAATGGCGGGGTCGCTCTGCGCGGCGGTGCGGACGGTCAGTCGCTCGGCCTGGTCGAAGCGGCGCAGCAGCGCATACGGGGTGATGATCCAGGTGGGTACCTGTTCGATCGGTGGCTCTGTGCCCTCGGCCGAGGGCGGCTGAAACTCGATGCGATGGGTGCCGATGTCGATGATTTCCATGGGTGGCCTCGTTATTCGATGGGGCTAAGGACGGCGGTGAGCTTGCGATGGCTGCCCGTTATGCCTTCGATGTAGCGTGCCCATACCTCGATCGACTGCTCGACCAGGAACCCGCCTTCGCCGAACACGGCTGACGACGCTTGTGCATAGCCTGGGTTGCCGCCGCTTGTTTGGTGGGCGAATTGGTGCAAAAAACCTACTAGGGCAGCAGTGGACTGCCCGGTAAAGATGGTCTTGCCATCGATGACTACCTTGGTGATCTGGACGTTGTTATCCATGCTCTCGTAGCTGGCAGGACTGGTCGGCGATGCATGGATGATCCGGTGCGCCGGCCCGAGGTACGTCAGCAGAAAGCGGCCCGTCGCCTGGATCACCTTTGTTCCAGCGGCGGCGTTTGAGGTCGCTTCGGCGATGATGGGCGGCATGCACCCGGCGAGTTTCGGCGGCTCGTTGCCGCGCAATACGATGCCCATTCAGACCTCCCAGCCTGCGTCGGTGAAAATGAATTGATAGATGCTGTCGCCGGCCAGAGTGACGGCCGGATCGGCCCCCTTGGCGGTGTTGATCGCGCTGCCATCGGCCACGTTGATGATCGGAGCCAGACCATGCCGCTTGCAGATGGTGATGGCATCGCCCAGTGCCGCGCTCGCGGGTAGCGTGTAGGTGCCGGCGGCGCGCAGGCTGTAGCACTCGCCAACGCCGAGCACGCCCGGGGCGGTAAGCAGCGTCCAGCGGGTGGCGAGGTGGATCTGCTCGAGCACGTAGGCACGCGAGGCGAGGAACACGTTGGGGTCGACCTTGAGCGATACCACCGCCGTGTTGCTGACCACGACGTGCATGCGCACCACCTGGGTGCGGCCGGAGCCTTGAGACAGTTGCGGCTTGTAGGTGGGGGGCACATTGGCGATGGCGATCATCACGCCGGCGTCGTCGAACAACGCCATTTCGCGGATCCACCAGCCGCCGACCTCGGCCGGCAGGATCTGCTCGGCGATGATGACGCTGCTGTTCTGCGGATCGACCGTCAGGCTGTTCAGCGGCGCGCGGCGGCGCTCGGAAACGAGGCCGACGCGCGCCGGATCGGGTACCGGCGTGCCCTGGGCGCCGGCACCGGTGCCATCACCCACGGCCATGACCAGCGAGAGCTGGGTGCCAGTGGCGGCGGCGTTGGCCATCCGCGCTTCGCCGGCCTTGGTCAGTAGTGCAAAGAAATCGCTCATGCGCGCTCCGTAAGGGTTGGCATCAGGGGGCCGTCGACAGGACGTCGAGCTCGTCCACCGCCACGTCGGCGCCGGCGGTGTGCGCCTGGGCGACTACGGTGATGTCGGCCGGTTGGTAGGGGTAGACGTCGAGGTGCTCGCCGTCGGTCTGTGCTGCGCCCAGGTGTGCCGGGCCCTGGGTGCTGATGACGATCGCCAGGCCGATCAGGTGGCGACTGACTGGCTTGGCCGAGTCGATCAGCCGCTCCATTTCGATGTAGGTCTGCTCGGTGATGCCGCGATCCGACACGCCGACTTCCAGGGCAAAGGTGCCCGGCACGCCCGGCGGATTCAGATGCCACCACTCGATGACCCGCTGCAGCGTGCCGCGCGGCGCGATGACGCGGCGCACGGCACCGAGGGTGCCCTTGCGCCGGTGCACCTCGACGGAGGCGGCCAGCACTGCGCGCTTTTCTGCCTCGCTCCAGTTGGCGTCCCACTCATCGACCGAGAGCGCCCAAGCCAGCCAGGGGAGCTGAGCTGCTGGGCAGGTTTGCGGGTTCCAGGCGTGGCGGGCATTGGCAGGCATGGCGGCAAGCCGTGCGGTGGCTTGCTCGATGGCGCGCTCGGTTGTGGTGCTGTTTGGCGGCAGCAGGCTGGGCACGTCAGGCATCGGTGCCCCCGATCGTCACGCTGATGGCGCTGCACCATGCAGCCTGGGTGGCATTGCAGACGATGTCGGCAGCTGGACTGGTGAGCACGACACGTTGCACGCCCGGCTGATGCAGGGCGGCATAGAGCCCGGACAGGGTGATGTCATGGCCGATGCGGTGATGCTCGGCGACGTAGGCCTCGGTGGCCTGTTGCGCCGCGGCACGCACCACTTCGGCATCCGGCCCCGGGTAAAGGGTGAGCGTGGCAGCAACGCTGTACGGGGTGATGGTGGCCGACTGAATCAGCACCTGGTCAGTCAGCGGCCGTACGTCCTCGGCATTGAGCGCGGCCAGGACGGTGGCCTGCAGGGCGGCGTCCGCCGTGCCATCGCCCTCGGTGGACAGCAGCGTCACCAGGACCTGCACCGGCGTCGGCGAGCTGACAGCCACGCTCTTGACCTGCGGCGAGGCACTGAGCGAGTGGAATTCGTAGGCACCGCGCGGCCCGGCGGTGCTGAACCCTTCCAGCGCCAGTTGGACGCGCAGCCGCAGGCGCGCATCGGTCTCGTAGACGGCGGGCACTGGCGGCACGGCGGTTGGATCGGCGGCGCTGACCAGCAGGCGCTGCACGCCAAACAGGGCAGCGAGGTTGTCCAGGTCCGCCCCGGTGGCATAGGCCAGGGTGACGGCGAGCACGGATTCATTTTCCCGCTGGCGCAGCAGGGTCTCGCGGTAGGCGCAGACCTCCAGCAGCTTGTTGATGGGCTCCGATTCGAGGCCCAGCACGGCGGCCAGCTCTGGCGCGCGGCTGAGCAGGTCGGCGCGCATTTCGGCGAGGACGGTTTCGTAGTCCAATGGCTCGACGGAGTCGGGAAACGGCAGCAGAGACAGGTCGATCATGCGACGGCTCCCAGGGCTAGCGGCACGCGCAGGCTGAACGGCTGGTTGGTGTCGGTGTGGCTGCCTTCCACGTCCAGGTAGGCCTGGCCGGGCTGCTCGCCGAGGCTGAGCTGCACGCGGCTAAGGCGGATGCGCGGCTCCCAGCGCATCAGGGCCATGGCCACGGCGGCGTAGGCCTGCAGGCGGGTGGTGTCATTGAAGGGGGCGTCGATCAGGTCCGGCAGCAGGCTGCCGTACTCGCGGCGCATCACACGGCTGCCGATGGGCGTGGTGAGGATGTCGCCGATGGACTGGCTGATGTGCGCGGAGGTGGCCAGCGCGGCGCCGGTCGAGCGGTTCATTGCGGCGCTCCGGTGGTACCGCCGCTGTCGCCGGGGTGCCTGTGCTCGACCAGGCTGATGCCGGCAGCGATGACGTCCTCGCTGACGGTCACGGTGCCGGTGATGGCCACGTCGCCCAGGATCGTGACGCCGGCCGGCGCGCTGAGCTTGGCTTTGCCGCCGGCGGGCAGTGTGGCCAGCAGGTTGTGAGTAACGCTGTCGTACTCGATGACGGCGCCGTCGCGGTAGGTGCGGCGGTGCAGCCCTTCGCGATCGCCATTGGCGGGAATCAGGTCGCTGAAGATACCGGTCAGCGCCACGCCCTGGGCGAGGTTGCCGGATGGGCTCAGCAGTACCACTTGCTCACCGATGGTTGGCGGGTCCCACTCGCGGTCGGCACCGGCGCGCAGGTTCAGCCAGGGGCGCCATGCGGTTTTGATGTGGCCGCTTTTCACCCGTACGCGAGGCGGGCGCATCTGGACCGCTTCGACGGTACCGAAGCGGACGATGTTTTCGAGCAGGCGGGTGAGGTCGGCAATGTTCATGCCGCTGATGCTGCGGCTCGCGCGCGCGTGGCGCACGGGGCTGAGCCTGTAGCGCGGTGCGCTACAGGGCAAGGTCAACGGGTGAGATGCTCCAGAAGCTGATCACGGATCAGTTCAAGATCTGCGTCGGTGAAGCCAAGTAGTTCGCGGCGCTCATATTGCACCTCGGCCTGGCCGCGATCAGGGCGGTCGCGCAGGCCGTACTGGTGGATGCGGGCGATGCGGGCCACGCGCCCCATGAAGCTGACGGCGATGGCGTCCGGGGTGCTGCGCAGCTTGAGATGTGCGGCCTGGCGTAGCTTGGTGAACATCTGCCGCTTGATGCGCCCGACCTTGCCACGCAGTTTGCGGGGCTTTCGGCGCGCGTAGGGGGTGCCGTCCGGGTTGCGCTGCGCGGCGATCCGCTGCTGCTGGCTGCGGCGCAGTACGCGGCCGATCTGCTGGTTGAGTTGGCGCCGGGCTCCGGGGTCCAGCCTGGCAAGCAGCGCACCCGCCCAATCCTCGAGGGCGCGCAGGTCGTCAGCCATTGCCGCCCCACTCGGCGAGCAGCTCGCCATCCGGCGTTTCCACGCGCATGGCTGGTACCAGGAACAGCTCATCATCGACCACCGGCTCGGCCGGGTGGCTGGCCTGCAGGGTGCCGTCTGCCTGGCGCTTGACGATCACCCGCTCGGTGAGCGGCAGGGTGATGGACAGGTCCACCTTGCTGTTGTCGAGGATGTCGGCCTCGAACGTGATGGCGTCCTTGCCCTTCTGCTGGTTCTCCATCAGTTCGCGCTGGTTGACCAGCACCCAGGCGAACAGCGGGATGGCGATGGCATCCGGATGGCCGGCGAAGTCGGTGAGGATCAGGTTGAGCGTGTAGCTGTACTCGAACGACAGGCCCGGCGCCGCGGTGCTGCGCATGCTGCCGTTGTCGATGAACACCAGCAGGCGGTCGGGGTTGTTTTTCAGCTCGGGGACGGCGGCCAGCAGGTGGGCGCGCAGGGATTCGGGCTTGTTCATGCCGAGAGAGCTCCTAGCCAGGGGGCCGATTGCTCGGCGGTCATGTAGGCCCAGGCGAAGTCTTCACGTTTGACGCCGCCGGCGCACTGGTTCCAGCGGTACCAGCCGCCGGCACGCACCGCGGCATGAATGCTGCGGCGCTTGGCCCAGCCGCTGCCGGCGCGGGCCATGGCCTCGAGGAACAGCGCATCGGCCTCGGCGCGCGGCAGCCGTTGCGAGCAGTAGAGCCAGTCGTGCAGGAGCGCGGGGCCGCGCAGTTCGTCGTCGGTGCCGTAGAGCGCGCGGGCCGGCCGGGGGATCGACGCGCCGTCATGGATGAACCAGGCGGGGATTTCGATGCACCTGCCGTCCAGGGCGGTATAGGTGACGGCGTCGCGCAACGCCCATTCGGCGACGTCCCAGACGCGCAGGTCGATCGGGGCGTTGAAGCCTGGAACGATGGCCGGAGTCATGGCGTTTACTCGACTGCTGCCACCGGCGCCTGGGCGCAGGTGATGGCGATGGCGTTGGGGGCCAGCTGCGTGTTGATGAGCAGGCGATTGGCCTCCCGCGCCGGCTGCGGAATGGCGCAGTAGCGGTTGACGGCGTGATCGGCCACCTGGCCGAGGGTGCAGCCGGTGAGTAGGGCGGCGGCGAGCGCGAGGACGAGGATACGGGTCATGCGGCTTGCTCCTGTTGGCTGGCGAACCCGGCATAGGCGCGGGCGAGCTTCACGTCGTAGAGGTTCTTGGCGTAGGCCGGGCCGTTGTAGCGGCGGGCGAACTCGGCCCACTTCCTGCCCTTGAGCGCCTTGTGCAGCGCGGGGTCGGTTTCGATGAAGGTGACGAAGGCGTCGAGCTGGGCGGCCTCGCTCAAGGCCATGGTGTCCGCGAAGTGCTGGGCGTCGTGGTAGCCGAGGCGCTGCCAGTGGTAGCCCATGATCTGGAACAGGCCCCAACTGGCGGACTCCAGCGCGGCGGCTTCGTGGAGCAACTGTTGGGCCTGTGCCAGGCGCTGATGCTCGGCGGTGCCGCCGATATAGCCGCCGGGCTTGCGGTTGACTAGGGCCGGGTATTGGGCAGCTAGGTTGTCGGCGGTGCGCTCGGTGATGCCGTGCGCCTGCAGGCGCTCGAACATTACGTGCCGTTCGAACAGGATCACCGGACGGCCGTTGCTGGCGAAGCCCTCGCCGCGGCTCTCCACCTGATTGACGGCCATAACGCTGGCCAGCGGCACGCCGAGGCGGTCGGCGGCCTGCTGTAGGTCCTTCCGCTTGAGGTAGCGCGAGGTGTCGTAGCCGTGAAGCGCCGCCAGTGTCTTCGGCCCGGCGACGCCATCGTTAACCAGGCCGGCGCGGCGCTGGAAGGCGGCCACGGCGCGCTCGGTCTGCTCGCCGAAGTCACCGTCCACGGCTACAGCGAAGCCGGCCAGCTTGAGTGCGGCCTGCAGGTTTCGCACGGCGAGGCCGCGCGAGCCGATCGTCAGGAGTTCGCTCATAGTTCTTCCGCCTTCTTGGTGATGACTTTCGCGGCAGCGGCGCGGCTGGCTTCGACGCCGAACAGGCCGACCATGCAGGCGAGGAACACGCCCGCCTCTTGCGGGGCGCCGATCAGCGCGGGACCGTAGGACACGCCGATGCCGAGCAGCCCGCAGAGGGGCGCCTCGAGCAGCAGCTGCCGCAGCTTGCCGCCGCTGTAGATGATCCGCCACGCGGCGATGAGCAGCGCCAGGGCGCCGGCATAGACGGCTGGGAAATTAGCTTCGAGCCAGGCCGCGAGCCACGCGTAGGTTTCCGGTCTGTCAGGCATTCGCTTCATCCTTCAATCCCACAAATTCACCACTTGGCGTTGTTCAGCGCGCACGGCCTGCTCGGGCAGCTCGACCAGGGTGCCGTGCGGGATGACCGGGCCGAGGTCGGCCAGGCCGGGGTTGGCATCGAGCACCTGCTCGACCACGCCGGCAGTGCGCCCGTAATGCCGCCAGCAGATGGCGTCGACGGTGTCGCCCTGCTGGGCACGCTGGCTGGCCATCAGTCGTTCGCCTCGGCTGCGGCTGCGGCTGCATCCGGATAGACGAAGGGGCCGTCGTCAGAAACCAGTGCGCCGGGCGAGACGCCTGTCTCAACCTCACGGCAAATGGCCAGGCCAAGCGGGTGCATGATTTCCCGGTTGATCCGTTCCAGTAGCCCGCGGCGGCTGATTTCGTTCCAGTCGATCCTTTCCATCAGATCAGCTCCACGGTGGTGTGGGCGATGCCGAGGATGCTGCGGATAGCCCAGCGGGCGTCGCGGCGGTATTCGTCGGCGGTCGGGGTCAGGGCTTCGGCGCGTTCGGCACCGTCGCCGGTGGCGCTGTAGTCGCGCATGCGCTCGGCCAGCTCGGCGCCGACGCTGCAGGCGATGGCACGGCGGTAGAGGTGCACGAGGTAGCTCTCGCCCTGGAGCTGCGAGGCGGGTACCGCGGTCAGGTTGGCATGGCCTTCCTCCTGACGTGCGCGGCGATAGAGGTCCAGCTCGCGGTTGACTTCGATCAGGGCGTTAACGGTAGCGACCTCAAGGCGCACATCGGTCACGCTGCCGTCCAGGCGCAGGGCGGCGCGCAGCTGGGCGCCGTCCAGGTCGGGGAACCAGCCGTCGTTGATGATGGGGAACGGGTCGGTGGTTGCGGGGGCGTTGGTGGCGATGAAGGCGCTCATGGTCGCGGCTCGAATGGGTCGGCGGTGGTCGGGGCTTCACAGCTGGGCCAAGGAGAAAACCTGCTGATCAGCCCCGAGCCGCCGGGGTGCGTGGGGACGCTCAGTTAGCGGATGGCTCGCCGGTATCGGTCGTGCTCGGCTCTGCGTTCGATTCGCCGGCACCCTGGTCGGGGGCTGGCTGGTCGTTCGCTGATGGCTCACCGGTGCCGTTATCGGACGGGGCGCCCTCTGCGTTCGGCTCGCCGTTGCCCTGGTCGGGGTTGGGCTGGTCGTTCGCTGGTGGCTCACCGGTGCCGGTGGTGGCTGGCTTGCTTTCCGCGTGTTTCTTCAAGAGGCGCTGGACGCGCTCCAAATCCTTCTTGCCGCCGCAGCTGCCGTGCAGCTCGATGGCGCGGGCGATGTTGGCGCGCGCGGTTTCGAGCTGGTCGGCCTCGGTGCCGGTCAGGTTGTCCTCGGGCAGGTCGGCGACCAGGGCGCGACCGATGGCCAGGTGCAGCTTGGCGCGGGCCTCGTCGGGCATGTCCTGCTCGCGGGTGAGCTGCTCGGCCTCGATCAGCACTTGGGTGTCGAAGCGCCCGCCGGCCTTCTGCGCCTTGAGGGCGGCCTCAGCCACCTCCTCTGCGAGTAGGCAGCCGGTGCTGCGCTGGAAGCGGTCCGGCATGGTCATGTTGTGCTCGAGCACGTAACACCCAATGGCCAAGGCGCCGAAGTAGTCGGCGGCGTCCAGGCGCCAGAGCATGACGGTCGTGAGCACGTCGTCCTGCGCGCCGCGCCCGGCAGCCAGCACGCCGTCCACGTATGGGACGTAGGCCGGCAGCAGCTGCACCTTGAGCGCAACCTTGCCCTCAGTGGACTGGATGTTGCTCAGGCGCAGGCGATCCTGGTGCAGCTGGGCGAGTTGCAGTTCGTAGGTGGTAGCGCCGGCCATGGTTTGCGCCGGCGCGGTGGCGGCCGCCTCCAGGGCGGCACGCTTACGCAGCTGGGTACGCTGGGCGAGGGTCAGGGCCATGGGTTATGCCTCAGTCGGTGCCGGGTAGGTCATCGCCTCGATGTTCTCGACCAGGGCAATGGCGCCGAAGTCTTCGACGATGTAGGCATCGTTGCTGGACTGGTAATCGGCGATGCGGTCGTACTCGGGCTCGTCTTTCAGGTGGCGGCGGCGAGCACCTTCCTGCCAGTAGATGGACAGGTTCTTGAGGAAGGTGACCAGCACGGTGCCCTCGGGGAAGAACGGCGCATCAACCACCGGCAGACCGCCGAGGCGCGCGCGGCTGACGACTTCCTGAGCAGCATTCTCTTCCTGGTTGGACGCGGCGCCCTTCTCCACGGCCTTGAGCAGTTTCTCGTGCATCAGGTCGCGGCTGACGAGTACGACCAGGTCCGGACGGGAGCGGTGCCACGGATCGAGCGTCTGGATGGCATCGAACACCAGGCCGTCTAGGGTCTGGTAGTCGCCGCTGATCTCGGTGTCCACGCCCGCCACCTTGATGACCTTGGCGGCGCCAACGGTGACCTTGCCCGAGCCCTCGACGCCTTCGTCAATCACGCGGTCCGGCGCCTTGGCGCGGATCTTCTGCAGCCAGCCGATGTTGACGTCCTGCAGCATCGGGTTGGCGGTGCGGTCGGTGGCGGCGGCGGCGCTGACGCCGTTAAAGCCGACCATGATCCGGTCCAGCGCCTGGCGTTGGATGATGGCGTTGGTCAGGCGCACCTGGAAGTCGGGGAATTTGGCCCAGGCATCCAGCAGCGAGTACGGGAACGCGCTGTCGTAGTTGGTCTGGACGCAGTTGTAGCTGTCCTTGGCCAGCGCTTGACGCTGCGCCGGGGTGCGGCGGTTGCCACCAGCGGTGTCAGTGCGCCCGGCGATGGGGCCATTCACGCCAAGCAGCAGTGCCTCGCCGCTTTGCTCGATGACGCCGATCAGGTTGATCCGGCCGAGGAAGTCGGTGGACTCCTGCATGGCGGTTTCCAGAGTCTGCTGGACCGATGGGGTGACGCTGAATTTCTCGGTGGCGCTGGCCACGCCGTTGAGCAGGGCGATCTGCGCAGCCAGGGCGGTGAATACGAGGCGGGTTTCGTTACGCATGTTGTTTCTCCGGGGCGATGGGTGTGAGCGGGCTCAGAACTGGGTCTTGATCTGGCCGTTGCCGCCCGCTACCGCCGGGCGCTGCTGTTGGTTGTGGTCGTGGGTGTTGCCGAGGCGCTTGAGCAGGTCGGCGAACTGGGTGGCGAGCTGATCGTGAGCCGTCTGTAGATCCGCGCGGGCCTTGGACTCGGCGGCAAACGCCTTGCCCTGCTCGGCGACGTGGTCGGCGATGGCTTCAACGGACTGGCCCAGCTCGGCGAACAGGGCCGAATCCTTGCCTTCCTTCTCCTTGAACTTGCCGAGGGCGGCGGCCACGCGGGAGAACAGGCCGGCGGTCTTGTCGTCCGGTTGCTCGCTGATTTCTTCGAACTCGATGGAGGCCTCGCTGGCAGCGGTGAATAGGTTTTCAGCGTGCTGCTTGCGGGTGCTCAAGGTGCCGTGCTGGGCGCTGAACTGCAGGGCCTCGGTACCGAGGCTGGCCGGGCTGTCGGTGATGGCGAGGCCGATCAGGTAGGCCTTGCCGGTGTCGGCGAATTTCGGCTGGACCTCGACGGAGGTGTGCAGCTTCTGGCCGGCCTGGGTGAGCTTGATCAGGGCATCGTTTGGCTCGATCTGGACGAACAGGGCGAGCTTCTTCTCGCCGTTGATGTCGACCTCTTCGGCCTTGGCGGCCAGTACCGAACCATAGGCGCCGAACTCACCACCTGGCCACGGCCATTTGATGTGTTCGCAGTTGATGCGGGCGGTATAGGTATCGGTGTTGTACTGGGACGCCATGTCCTCAATCCAGCTGCGTTCGATATTGCGACCGTCAGTGGTTGCGCCTTCGACGGCGACGCGGAACCAGCGGGATTTGAATTTGCGCTTCATCGGTGTAAGTCCTCAGTGCGGGCGGGTGGCCGGGCAGTTGAGGGCATGGTCGGCAGGCCGCGCCGTGCGGGCAATTCGCGCACCATGTACTGGCGGGACGTACAGGACGCGGGAGTAACGACTCGCGCGCGCGAACGGCAGCATCGGCGCCATGAATGCACCGACCGTTGAAATTCCCGTCCAGGATCCACGCCGCACCGCTCGCCATCTGTACTGGATGGGGTGGCGGGTGACGGATATCGCCGACTTCCTGGAGGAGAAGGAAAAGACCGTCCACTCCTGGAAAACCCGGGACGAATGGGACCGCGCGGACAATGTCGAGCGGATCGGTGGCGCACTGGAGGCTCGGCTCGTGCAGCTGATCCTCAAGGACGGCAAGACCGGCGGCGACTTCAAGGAAATCGACCTGCTGCACCGCCAGCTGGAGCGGCAGGCGCGAATCCAGCGCTTCCAGGCTGGCGGCACCCAGGCGGAGCTGAACCCGAACCTGGAGGCGCGCAACGCCGGTCCGAAGAAGGCCCCCAAGCGCAACGAGTTCGATGAAGGCGAGATCGAGCTGCTGGAGGAGGCCTTCCGGGACAGTTGCTTCGAGTACCAGCTCGACTGGTACCGGGCGATCAACATGCGCACGCGGATGATCCTCAAGTCACGCCAGATCGGCGCGACCTTCTACTTCGCCCGCGAGGCGCTGATCGACGCGCTGCTGACGGGGCGTAATCAGATCTTCCTTTCGGCGAGCAAGGCGCAGGCGCACCAGTTCAAGAACTACATGCAGGCGTTCGTCCAGGAGGCGCTGGGCCGACAGCTGACGGGCGACCCGATCGTGCTGGCCAACGGCGCCGAGCTGCACTTCCTCGGGACCAACTACCGCACCGCCCAGGGGCGGTCGGGCAATTTCTACTTCGACGAATTCTTCTGGGTGCATGGCTTCGACGAGCTGAACAAGGTGGCGTCGGGCATGGCGCTGCACAAGAAGTGGCGCAAGACCTATTTCTCGACACCGTCGAGCATGGGGCACCCGGCGTACAAGTGGTGGACGGGCGAGCGGCTGAACAAGGGCAAGCCGGCGGCGCAGCACGTGAAGATCGACCTGCGCCACGACACGCTGGCCCCCGGCAAGCTGTGCCGGGAGGACAAGATCTGGCGGCAGATCGTGACCATCCTCGATGCCGAGCGCCGCGGCTGCGATCTGTTTGACCTGGATGAGCTGCGCTTCGAGTACAACGCCGAGCAGTTCGCCAACCTGCTGATGTGCGAGTTCGTCGACGACGGGGCGAGCATCTTCCCGCTGACGATGCTGCAGCCGTGCATGGTGGACAGCTGGGTCGAATGGGGCGAGGACTACAAGCCGTTCGCGGCGCGCCCGCTGGGCGACCGGCCGGTGTGGATCGGCTACGACCCGGCCGAGACCGGCGACAGTGCGGGCATGATGGTTGTGGCGCCGCCGGCGGTACCGGGTGGCAAGTTCCGCATCCTCGAGCGCCATCAGTTCCGCGGAATGGACTTCGCCGCCCAGGCCGAGGCGATCCGCCAGGCCTGCAATCGCTACTGGGTGACCTATATCGGCGTGGACGTGACCGGGCTGGGCTCGGGCGTGGCGCAGCTGGTCCGCCAGTTCTTCCCCAACGTGACCACCTTCAGCTACTCGCCGGAGGTGAAGACGCGCCTGGTGCTCAAGGCCTACGACGTGATCCGCAACGGCCGGTTGGAATTCGATGCCGGCTGGACGGACGTGGCCAGCTCGCTGATGGCGATTCGCAAGACGATCACGGCCTCGGGCCGCCAGATGACCTACACCGCCGGGCGCAACGATGAGACCGGGCATGCCGACCTCGCGTGGGCGCTGTTCCACGCCCTGCACAACGAACCGCTCGAGGGGCAGACCTCGGCGAACACTGGATTCATGGAGATTTACTGATGAGCACCGATATCGTCGCCGCGCCCTCCACAGGCATCGAGGCCTTTACCTTCGGCGATCCCATGCCGGTGCTCGATGGCCGGGAAATCTTCGACTACCTGGAATGCTGGATGAACGGGCGCTGGTACGAGCCGCCGCTCTCGCTGGATGGTTTGGCTAAGTCGACCAGGGCCTCGGTGTTTCTACAGTCAGGCTTGAACTTCAAGCGAAACATGCTGGCCCGCACGTTCATTCCTCATCGGCTGCTGAACCGGCAGACCTTCGAGCAATTCGCGCTGGACTGGTTGTGGTGCGGTAATGCCTACCTGGAGAAGCGCCGGAACATGCTGGGCCAGGCCATCGGCCTGCTGCCGCCGCTGGCCAAGTACATGCGGCGCGGGGCTGATCTCGAGACCTACTACCAGGTGCGCGGGTGGCGTGATGAGCATGAGTTCGCCGCCGGCAGCATTTGCCACCTGCGCGAGGCGGATATCAACCAGGAGGTGTACGGCCTGCCGGAGTGGCTGTCGGCGCTGCAGTCGGCGCTGCTGAACGAGAGCGCCACGCTGTTTCGCCGGCGCTACTACCAGAACGGCAGCCATGCCGGCTTCATCATGTACATGACCGACGCGACCCAGAACGAGGCGGACGTCGACGCGCTGCGCAAGGCGCTGCGGGACAGCAAGGGCCCCGGCAACTTCCGGAACCTGTTCATGTACGCGCCGGGCGGGAAAAAGGACGGCCTGCAGCTGCTGCCGGTGAGCGAGGTGGCGGCGAAGGATGAGTTCGGCTCGATCAAGAACATCAGCCGCGACGATCTGCTCGCCGCGCTGCGCATCCCGCCTCAGCTGATGGGCATCGTGCCGACCAACGCCGGAGGCTTCGGCTCACTGCGCGAAGCGGCTGAGGTGTGGGCGGTCAATGAGCTGGAGCCGATCCAGGCGCGACTGGCTCAGGTGAATGAGTGGTTGGGGGATGAGGTGGTGCGGTTTAGAGAGTTCAGCCTTCCTTAGGGCGCCTAGTGCCGGGAAGCATCTCTTCGAGAATCAAAACTACTCCAGGAAAGCAATGCGATTCGTTTGAATATACCTTTTCGCCAATGTTAGGAAATGTGTAAGCGAAAGACGTTCGTCGGCTCGGTGTGCTCGAAAAATCGCCGCATTTGGCTTGCCAAGCCGTAACAAGTGAGCGAATGGACTCATGGCAAGAATCGTCCGACTCTGAGGTGTGTCGCACCTCGGCGAGGCTGATAGTCGGCACAACAAACGTAGCCGCAAACTTTCGGTCCGCCTCGTCTTCCAGATGCCAGCAGTCGAGCCATGCTTCCCGCTGTGCCTTCTTCATGTAGGTGATGCCCTTGGCTTTAGAACCGATGGGCTGCCATGCCTGCTTTGCTTCAATCGCCAACGAAACGTAACCATCAGAAAGGAACAAGTCACAGCGTCCGTTTCGTAGGTCGCCCGACTCGACCCCGTTAGAAGGGGATTTCGCGCGCTTTCCAGTAGCGAACTCCTCTAGCGCGATCCACCCGTTTATCGTCCATGCTGCTCCCGCCAACGTACTCAATGAAGCTCTTTCGTTGTACCACCAGGGGTTGTCAGGCTCGATGAGAGATGTGTAGCGATCGACGGCAGCCACCCAAGCAGTAAGTAGCTTCTTGAGACGCTTGTCTCCTTCGAAAGCTCTAACTTTCCTCACTGCAAACTTTCCCCCAACCGGTCGATAGCTCGCGATGATGGCCGAGAGCCATGCTCGCATGCAACCGAGGAGCACCTAGCGCGCGCCGTTGTCCCCCCACCACGCCTGCGGGCTAAACATGTGGCTTTTTCCGCGCGCCTGCGGACAGCTCTACGCGGCCGAGGCAGTGGGCTGGTGGAAGGGTATGAGGTAGAGCAAAACCCTGCGTTTCCCTGCAGGAAGAGCGGTTCTGGACGCTCCCGAGCTGTGTCCGGGGTATGGGCTTATGGGGGGCGATTTTCAGAAAGAGTAATTTCTGCAATCTGGTTGCAGACCGACCCTGGAGGCCGCGTCGTTCGGGGGTTCTGAGATTACAAAGGGAGGTAACTTAGAGGTAATCAAAAAGGTGATTTTTTCTAAGGTGCTGATTTTGAAGGCTTTTTTAGAGGCCCGATATCACCCTATAAAAGAGTAACCAGATTACCTTTATGTTACTTGGAAGTTACCTTTTGACATCGCCGGAAAGGCCTTGCAGATCAGGGCTTTGCGCCCGTTTCCCGGTCGATGTTACGGAAATTACTCTTTTTGCAGACCCCCCACTACCTGAGAAAACAGCCTCACGTGTGGGGCGCGTGCGCATGTACGCGACGGTTCTGCTTGTTACGTGGCTTGTTACGCTAGCCTGCGTCGGCATCAGCCTTTATAGGGCTGGAAGCCTTGGTATTCGTGGTGCCGGCACCAGGAGTCGAACCCGGGACCTACTGATTACAAGTCCCTGATTCTGAAATTTCTGGAGATTTCATGATATTTCATAAGCTATATAAATCAATAGCTTATGAAGTTTCTGTCGTTCAGATGCGTTCCGATAATTTCATTGATTTCCATGGAAGTGTTGAGCAAAGTGTTGAGCGGAATGGCATGGGAAGGCCCTAATGGGACACAAACTGACCGACGCTCAGGCTAAAAGCTGGGCAGCTACAGGTGCGATAAAAAAGGACGGGGTGACTACGCCCACACGAACCTTCTCCGAACAGCTCGGTGTGCGCGGGTCCGGTTCGATGCTGCTGGAGCGGCGCCCCAGCGGGTACATCGAGGTTTATCTGGCGGTCCGCCGGGGTGGCAGGCAAGAGCGCAAGAAACTCGGCCAGTTTGGAACGCTCTCCGCTGATGGTCAGATTAGAGGCTTAGCGTACTGGCGCCAGGAGGCAGAACGCGTTGCTGCGGCTGCTCGTGATTTCCAGACACTCGAAACGTACGAAAATCATGTTCGACGGTTGAAGGCCGAGCAGCAACGGATCGAAAGCCAAGCCGCTCGCCAAGGGTCTTTTGAGCAGCTTTTGCTGGCTTACGTAGCGGACATGGAGCGACGTGGGAAGACAAGCGCCCGAGGAGTAATGGGTGCCCTAGAGCTTGATGTAATCAATGCATTCCCGGATCTAGCCGGCACCAAGGCGAAAGAGATCCAGCCAGAAGATATTTCGCAGATCCTGCGCCATTGCATTAACCGGAAGCCCGCATCCAAAGGGCGTGGGCGACGAAAAACACAGGCGAGCGCAACGAATGGCAAGCTAACCGCCGCTAATCGTCTTCGGTCTTATTTGCGTGCTGCGTTTTCGTTTGGCTTGAAGCACGATCTGAATCCTTTGAGAGCAGGCGATGCGGTCCTATTCGGGCTCAGATACAACCCAGTTGCCGATCTCCCTACGATTGAGGGTGCGGAGCGTGCAAACACGGAGGCGTTGAACGGCGACGAACTGAGACAAGTGCTTCGTGCTGTCGCTGGGCTGCCAGGGCGCCGTCAGCCAATAGCTAACGCGATGATTTATCTGGCAGGGCAACGTGTGCAGATGTTATTGCGCGCAACTTGGGCTGACCTGTCAGAAGATCCTGAGCACGGCACGGTTCTCCGCTTGGTCGATTACAAGGGAGGCAAAGGAACGCCTCCTAGGGATCATCTTTTGCCTATATCTGGAAGGGTCGAAGAGGTACTAGCGCCGTTGCTAACGCCTCGGACTGGCGCGGGTCCGTTTTCGCTTGACGGTGTGCGGAAAGTATCCGCGCATACAGTGCAGAAGATATTTTCCGAGCTTGGCTCTGTGTTGGCGGCACAGGGCCTGACTCGCACTTTCACTTGGCGCACGATGCGAGCGACCATCGAGACTCATTTGGCGATGCTTGGTGTTGATGAGCAACGAAGGGCATGGCTGCTTTCTCATGGGCGAAGCGGAGTACAAGCAAAGCACTATGACCGTTACAGCTATCTGAAAGAAAAGCGCGAGGACCTAGTCAAATGGGCGGCCTATCTAGACGCAATGTTGGATAACCCCGCATAGGGACTTGGGTTCGGTTCGGTGCTTGATAGCATTTCTCCATCAAGTACAAGGAGACCCGCCTATGTCCCGCGTTCTGTGTAACCGCTGCAAGCGGATGATGGTTCCAAGAGTAATATTTAGCCGAAGCATTGCCGGTGGCTGGGGATGGCGAATTGGCGGGGGAAAGCCAATCTCCAGCTGTTGTCCCTTCTGCTTATCAGAACATTGGGATGTAGTAGGTGAGCCAAGCCCACTGCGTGGCAGCGTTCTGATGAAGGTGCTGAGTATTCCGCTGACCCTGATCATGTTTACCTTGCTCTTCGGTGCTTCCCAGCAGTTGGCTAGCTATATGGGTGGGGCAGCGATCGTGCAGTGGATTGGATTGATCGGATCGTTTATCGCGACGTACAAATTTGGCCGCTGGTTCGTAAATTGAAACCCAGCCAGGGCGTTTGCGGTCTGTGTGTCAGGCCGCCAAGCGGCTAACGTAGTCCCCAGTTAATTCCCCCTCTTTCTTGGGCGGGACGACCGTCGCTTGTTGTCTAAATGTCTTGCGAGCCGAAAGCCAACTAGAGCAGCGACCGTAACGCTGAGGAGCACGAAAGCAATTGCCTGTAGCAGGGTTGACGCTGTATCCATACCCGGGCCTCGATAGCTGGTTTTGGGCGACTATACCCCCAGATACTGAGAACCCTAGCTGCTGCAGTAATACCTCTCTCTAGGACGACACCACGCATGCGGAAGAGCTTAGCTTCGTTGCCGTAGTGGATTGGTCATGACGACAGATAACCAAACGAATACGGCAAAAACTCGCGCTGGTTGCCGCTGTGGATGCGAAACGGCAACAGGAGCCGGCAGAATTCGCCGTGGGTGTCCACGCGTATCGATTATTGGTGGCGGCGACTGTGGGGCCCGCGGGGTCCTAGACCCCTTCTATGATTCGTTGCGAGCTCGAACGGTTTGGTTTGAGCGACGGGGAAGCTTAGACCGGCACAATCCAGCAACCATGAGGGTTAGAGCGCCGTTCTAAGCTTCCCGGCGAGTATTAGAACGGGTTGCTTAGAACGGGCGGCGCGAAGCTTAGAACGCGACGCGGCTTTTCTCGAAGCTTAGAACGGGCATAACCCAGCAATCATGCGGGTTTGAGCCCTGTTCTAAGCTTCCCGGCGAGTGTTAGAACGGGTTGTTTAGAACGGGCGGCGCGAAGCTTAGAACGCAGACCTGTTTTTTCGCGAAGCTTAGAACGGCAGAGCCCAGCAACCATGCGGGTTTGAGCCCCGTTCTAAGCTTCCCGGCGAGTGTTAGAACGGGTTGTTTAGAACGGGCGGCGCGAGGCTTAGAACGCAGACCTGTTTTTTCGCGAGGCTTAGAACGGCAGAACCCAGCAACCATGCGGGTTTGAGCCCCGTTCTAAGCTTCCCGGCGAGTGTTAGAACGGGTTGTTTAGAACGGGCGGCGCGAAGCTTAGAACGCAGACCTGTTTTTCGCGAAGCTTAGAACGGGCAGAACCCAGCAATCATGAGGGTTTGAGCCCTGTTCTAAGCTTCGCGTTCTAATACTCGACCGTTCTAAACAACGAAAAAAAAATGGACCTCATTCCGTATAAATCTATTACGAGATGAGATTTTCGCAAAAAGTTGGGGATTTGGTGTCGCGTAGCGGATGTTAGTGAAGCGAGTGCGCGAGCTGAATGGTTCACTGTGCCGTAGTGGTGGCCTGCTGAATGGGGCCTGTGTGCGACCGTAGCGCGTTTAAGACGTAACGGTTTTTGGCCGACCGTCTTGGTGGATGTGTGAGAAGCGAGAGCGAGCATTGAATTTTCGAGAAATTGGCCTAGGACGGTTCTTCCCCCCGATTATTCCGAACGGGAGATTTTTCGCGCTTGCGATTGGCGGTCTCCGGATACAGGAAATCCTGCAAGTCACAGACGTTGGCCTTGAATGCGGCGGAGTGAGTTTTAGCTGGGGTGATATTTGCGGCTACGCCATCCAGGGAAATGAGGCTTGCCTGTTGAGCAAGAAGTACTCCTCAGGCGGGATGAGGTTCAAGCTGGGTACTTGCTATTTCGTTGGCTCGGCTCCACTGCCCGAGCGGCACATCCAAGGCTATCCGGTTGAGCATTGCCTTATGAATCGAATCACGTTTGAGCAGCAGAGGTTGCAGATCCCTGTCTGTGGCTGAGATCTATCGCCCTGAGAAGGCGCCAGAACGTCGCTGTGAGCTTTTCAGGTGGGTGGTGGCTATACCGGGTGCTCAAAGCCTCAAAAAAGCACCAAGCGCTATCGTAGCTCGTTACGAGGGTGGAGCCCGACATTCGTCGCGTGTTCGAGGACTCTACTGGGAGCAGCTTCAGGTTGGTCATCGAGGCGCCGGACGGGGTCCAGGTTCTTCGAGAGGAGCTGCTGACAAAATGGCGATGAATTTAGCTGGCTGGCTCTATTAGCGAGCGGCCTTCGTTGCGAACGTTGCCCACGGCACGGTTGACCGGAAACCATTCGAACACTTCCACCGGTAAAGCTAGGAGTCTCACGATCTCTCCGGCTCGCTCAAGCGGCAGGTCCGGCTCAATCCATTCTCTTGCCAGATCCGCTTCAAGCACGACAGGCCGGCGGTCATGGATGTCCACCATGCCCTGATCGCTGTCCGCTGTGATAATCACGAAGCCATCCCCTTCGCGATGGGTCGTACCGGTGCGGTCCATCTGTGCCAATGCGGCAAACCAAAGTGGTTCGCAGTCCTTGCGTCGGATGTAGTAGGGCTGCTTTTTCTTCGGGTCCGATGGGTCCTTGACCCACTCGTACCAGCCATCGGCTGCAACCAGCGTTCGGCCAGTGGCCCAGATATCACGGAAGAACCGGCTGGTCGCTGCCGTCTCCACCCGCGCATTGATTGCCGGTGGGCGCTTACCCACGGCCCAGAACGGCTGATATCCCCAGGGCAAGCGGGCCATGCGCAAGCCTGTGTCGGTCTCGTAGAAGATCATCACGCGTGAACGCGGCGCGACGTTGTAGCGGTTGATCGGCTCAGGGTCGATTCCGCCCTCAATGGGCTTGTCATAGCGCAGCGCATCCAGGTACTCGACCGCTGTTCGGTACTGTGTGAATCGACCGCACATATCCCCTTCAGCCTGCTATCGGATGGCTGCCTCTCTACATTGACCGCATGCGGTGCTCGTTGTTTACTGTGTATATATACAGTAATCGTAGAGCAGTATCATGCGCGCCACCATACTGGGCCAGATCGGCCCGTCTCCTACTTTCGTGCAGTACGTCGATACCCGTGTGCCTGCGGGTTTCCCCTCGCCAGCAGCCGACTATGAGGAGGTCACGCTATCCATCGATGAGCTGATCGATCTCCGAACGCCGCACGTCTACCTGGTACGCGTCGAGGGCCCGAGCATGATCGGCGCCGGTATCTACAATGGTGACGTGCTGGTGGTCAACAAGGCACTGGAGGCGCGCTCCGGCCACATCGTGGTCGCATACGTCGACGGCGGGATGACAGTGAAGCGGCTGCAGATCACACCGGCCGGGGTCTGGCTGCAGCCCGAAAACCCGGACTACCGCGCCATCCCTGTCACCGAGTCCCTGCATGTGTGGGGTGTGGCTACTCACAATCTGCATCAACTATGTTCGCGCTGATCGACTGCAACTCGTTCTACTGCTCGTGCGAGCGCGTCTACCGGCCCTGGCTAGACAGCGTGCCGGTGGTGGTACTGAGCAATAACGACGGTTGCGTCATCGCGCGTACGCGCGAGGCTAAACGCCTGGGCATTCCCATGGGCGCCCCGTATTTCCAGTGGCGCGATCAAATGCGTGAATGGGGCGTGGTGTGCTTCTCAAGCAACTACGAGCTCTATTAA